CGTGGCAATTTATAACCATGAACGGCCACACCAGGCCCTGAAATACAAAACGCCCGATGATGTTCATCAGGCGTTTTACAGACAAAAAACTGTCAACCTATATCAGGACTAGTCAGCCTGAATATAAGGCGGCCTGGTGTGGCGCTCAGTGGTATGGCCCATCTCAGGGACAGCTCGATCCTCTGAAGGAAGTGAAGGCGGCGAAAATGCGTGTAGAAGAAACGTTCTCTACACGAGAGAAAGAAGCCGCTGAAATGTCCGGTTTGAACTGGGAAGAGGCCGCGCAGATTAGCGGAAGAGAAGAAGCTACGCGACGAGATCTGAAGCTGGCTAGTACGCCTGATGTACCTGAAAAACCTGATGAAGAGGAACTAAATGTCTAACTGGTGGAATATCAAAAACTCAGCGGGGGAAGATGATACCCCGGCTGAAATGCAACTCTACGGCTATATCGGGGAATGGGATGATATTTCTTCCGCTGAAGTCGTTAAGCAACTGAAGGACATCACGGCTAAAACCATTGTTGTCCGCATCAACAGCTATGGCGGCTCAGTTTTTACCGCGCAAGCGATACTCTCTTCCCTGAAGCGTCACCCGGCTAATGTCACCGTCTATATCGATGGTATAGCTGCATCGGCCGCAACCATCATTGCGATGGCCGGGGATAAAATCATCATACCGGCTAACGCAATGATGATGATCCATAACCCGTGGACGTTTGCCGCTGGTGACTCAGAAGAGCTTCGTAGCATCGCTGAAATGATGGATAAAGTCAGAAATAGCATCCTGGCCGCTTATCGTGAAAAAACGGGGCTTTCTGACGAAAAACTTATTGAGTTGATGGACGCCGAAACCTGGTTCAGTGCCGATGAAGCTGTTGAGCTGGGCTTTGCCGATGAAGTGGAACAGCCAATGCGCCTGGCCGCATCTCTTAACAACGGCGTTTTCTCCCTGAATGGTATGAGCTTTGACGCTTCCCGCTTTGCTCACCTACCTGATTCACTCGCCAAATTAACAGTACCAGATAACAAACAATCTGCGGTGCCGACCGCGCATAACGAGGAGGAGATCGTGGATCTCGAAACCCTGAAAAACAAACATCCTGATTTATATAACCAGGTATTCAATGCAGGTAAAGATGACGGTGTGAAGGCCGAACGTGAGCGAATTAAGCAAATTGAGGATTCAGTTATTCCCGGGCATGACGAATTGGTCAACAAAGCCAAATTCGAAACAGGGGTATCTGCTGAAGCATTGGCTCTGGAAATTATGAACGCGGAGCGCGGCCGTAATGCCGCGTATCTGCAGAACAGAATGGATGATGCCGATCCGCTGAAAAAAGCCGTTGATACCCGGGCACCACAGAATAAGGGTGAGCAAGAGGTTGAAGCAGTGAAAAACAGCATTGGTTCGGCATTTCAAAATCGTAACAAGCGTTGAGGGGTAGGACATGCAGGAAACTTTTACTCATGAACCAGACAACCTGGTTATATCTGGCGCCATGCCAGCTGTACCAGTCAATATCAATGTAGCCAGCGGTGTTATTGAGCGCGGCACGTTGCTTTCCTTCGTCAGTATTGATCCCGCAACCAACGTAGTTACGGTTGCAGCGATTGACCTGACCAGTGCGAATGCGGAAGAAAAATTGCCGTTCTGTATTGCACAGCATCGTATCGATGCTTCTAAAAAAGCATGTCGTGGAACGGCGTGGGCGACCGGAGTATTCAATAGTCGCAAAGTGATTCTGCCAGCTGGTGTCAAGGTTGCTGATGTATATCTGGCCTGCCGTAAGGTCGGTTTATTCCTCAACGACGCTATGCCTAACCCTGTGGTCTGAAGGAGCTGAATAAACATGCCAAATATTGATATTTTTGAACGTCGCACGATGCTGGAGCCGGTCATACAGAACTTTGAACCACGCCGCTTCCTTCTGCGTACATTTTTCCCTGGTATTTCGACCTTCAACACTAAAAAAGTGGATCTCGACTTTGTTCGCGGTGGTCGCACTATGGCGCCATTTGTTGGTAAAGGGTACGGCTCAAAAACGGTTGAGCGCCACGGTTTTGAAACAAAAACGTTAGAGCCACCGCTCGTTGCACCTGACTTAGTTACTACTGCAGAGCATCTTCTTAATCGCCTGCCAGGTGAGAATATCTATAACTCTAAATCGCCACAGGAACGCGCCGCTGAGCAATTAGGTAAAGATCTGGTTGAACTGGATGATATGGTCAACCGGCGCGAAGAATGGATGTGTTCTCAGGTTCTTTTCAGCGGTATGGTTGAAATCGTTGGCACTGGTGTAGAAGAAACAGTATATTTCTGGCCGGATAATGATGCTGATAAACCGTATCTTGAACTGACTGGTGATGACCTCTGGACATCGGCTGCATCTGATCCACTGGTCAATGTGCGCAACTGGAAGCGTAAGGTGTCATTAACATCTGGTTTTACCCCGCGCGTTGCAGTCATGGGGGCTAAAGTTGTTGATGCCTTCGTTGCAAACGAAGCTATCAGTAAGTACCTGGATAACCGCCGTAAGGAGTTAGGTAAGATTGAGCCTAAAGATCTGGAAGAGGGCGTTACATTTTACGGTACCATCGAAGGCGTTGATTTCTATGGCTACGATGAACTGGTTTACAACGACGTAAGCGGAAAAACAGAACCGTTGGTACCTGAAGATAAAATTCTTCTCGGTGCGCCGGGACGCGGTGAAATGCTCTATGGGGCGGTTGTACTGGCCGATGAAGCGGAAAAAAGCTTCACGCTGGTGGAATCACCTCGTGTTCCCGATACCTGGGTAAGCCGAAAACCAGAAGGGCGTTTTGTCGCGATGAAGTCCGCGCCGTTGCCTAACCCCGGCGTGGCGGATGCTTATCTGGTTGCTAAGGTGGTGTAAATGGCCCGTTTAGTTAAAAACATCGATACCCGTCAATACGGCTCGCTTAAAGCGGGCCGTTTGCTTGATGGGGTTTTGCCAGAATCAAAAATTGCTGAGCTAATCGCTTCAGGTCACGCTAAAGCGACTGATGGCGACGAACCCCTCACTGATACCGGAAAAAACGCTGAGAACGCCGCTGAAGCGTTTGAAATGGCATTCAAGCGGGGTTATCGGCATGGTTATGCTGCTGCGGTAAATGATGCTGTTGATGAGGGGCTAATTAGTGCGGAAGAGGCTGGCACTTGTATTTTCAATGTTAGCGAGATCGATACAGATATCGCTAACACGAATATCAATACAGGTGTTTCTGGTGGAGATAACACCAATTCTTCCGATAGCGTTGCAGAGGAAGGCATAAAGCCAGAAAAGGACCAGGTTAAGGCTTCTGCGAAGGAAAAAAAATCAAAGGCGTAACATTCGATGAACTCTTTTAAAGAGATAATGGCGCAGGATATTTCTGCGGTATTTATGAATGAGAAAGAGTTTGCTGACATCTACAACATTGACGGCAAGGACATCCTTGCCGTTCTGGATACAGACCTCGTTCACGAACGTAATAAGCGCTCATATGCTGAGTTTGCTGAGGGTGTAAATCAGGGACAAATAACGCTATTTGCTTCGCGTAATGATTTTGCTCACGTTCCTGTTAAGGACCAATTAATGGTTATTAACGGTCGTAGCTATGTTGTGAATGAGGCCGCAGATAATTCAGGGGTGTTAGAAATAACTCTGACTATCAATACGAACAGAGGTATGCCAATTTGAGCAATCTGTTGATTGATGCAATAAAAAGTCGGTTAGAGAAAGAGATTTGCCCTAACCTGTTGATACAGGGGCCTTCAGAGGATGAGAGGGATACAGACGTTAAGTTGTATGTTCCCACTATCTTCAAAGGTTTTTTACCACCAAAATCAGCCCCAGACCCAAATAAACCTCCAGAGTTTCCTCACATTATAATCCGTCCCACAGAAGGGGGAATGCAGCCTGACATGGATACTGTTCGGGTGAAATTCCTGCTGGGTGGTTTTTGTGAAGATCCAACCGGATATGAATGGTTAATGATTGTTCTTGGCCGAATGGCTAAGGATTTTCAGGAAAACCCTGTTCTGGATATGCAGTATGAATTTCAGAACGATATCCACTGGAAGTTGTTCGATGATCAGCCATATCCTTTTTGGGTAATGGAGGCGATTGGTTCCTGGTCAGTAATTAAACCTCAAAATACTCAATTTCAGGACGATCTCTAATGACTACTGAGAAAAAAACCGCGAAAGCGGCGGGCGCGGCTACGCCAAAAAAAGAAAATATCCCGACATTAATTTATATCGGGCCAACAATTCCTCAAATTTCATTGCTGAAGCACAGAATATATCGGAATGGTTTGTCGGTGGAGTGTGAAAAGCTGATAAGCGTTATTCCTGGTGCTAAACAACTCTTTGTTACTACTGCTGATTTTGCTGATGCAGAAAAGCGGCTTAGCGATAAAACCAGTGTTGAAGCTGTGATGTATTCGCGTGTTTTTGCAGCGATGAAGGAGATTAATTAATGGGCTACCGTCACGGTATTTATACATCTGAAATACCTACTTCAATTACACCTCCAGTAAACGTTAGTGCGGGGTTAATTGTTGCGTTTGGAACTTCTCCAGTAAACCAGCTTGATAATCCATCATCTGCGGTTAATAAACCGGTTATTGCATACACCTATGCCGAAGCCGTTTCAAAGATAGGTTTCAGCACTAACTTTGAAAAATATACTTTGAGCGAAGTGATTAAGGTCGCTTTTGGTATCTATGGCGTGGCTCCGGTTGTGTTTATCAATGTACTGGACCCGACAAAACACAAAGCAGACGTTGTCGATGAAGCCGTCAAACTTTCAGGCGGTAAGGCAACGCTGGCTAAGGATGGGGTTCTCTACGACTCTGTTGTTGTAAAAAGTGCTGCGCCCGATGCGGCCGTTCTTGTTGTTGATACCGACTATATTCTTGCTCTTGATGACGATGGGTATACGGTCATTACCGCAATCACTGGTGGGGCTATCAAGGATAAAGATGCAGCGCTAACCGTAAGTTATACACACCTTGATCCTGATGCAGTGACCAAAGATGACATTATCGGCGGTGTTGATCTTAACACTAAGTTAAGTACCGGCCTTGAGCTGCTTGCTGACGTTTACCCGCGCTTTAAACTGGTTCCCGGCCAGGTGATTGCGCCTGGATTTAGTACGGACAGTGAAGTTGGCCAGTTAATGGCGACTAAATCCGCGATGATAAGCGAGCTGTTTAAAGCTGAAGCGTTAACTGACGCCCCAACCGATACGGCGATAATCAGTGATTACTCAGCGGTACCGGAATGGAAGCAGAACAATAACCAGCTCGCCGCGAACCAGACTGTATGTTGGCCGATGGTGAAGCTGGGAGATACCATTTATTACCACTCCACTCATCTGGCAGCTGCAACATGTCTGATGGACAGTAAAAACGGTGATGTTCCTTCACGTTCTCCGTCGAATATCACATTGCAAATGGATGGTGCTGTTCGTAAAGATGGCTCAGAGGTTTGGTTGAATAACAGTCAGGCCAACTATCTGAACGGTCAGGGGATCGTAACCAGCCTTAATTTTGATGGCTGGAAATCCTGGGGAAACCGCACCGCAATTTATCCAAAAAATACAGACCCGAAAGACGCGTTTCGTGTCGGGCGCCGAATGTTTAACTGGACAGGGAATACGCTAATTTTGACACACTGGTCAAAAATAGATGACCCTGCTAACCGACGGCTTATTGAGTCAGTCGTTACCAGCGCTAATATCTGGTTTAACGGTCTTACCGGGAATCAGGACATTGCTGGCGGTAAGGTCGAATTTAATCAGGCTGAAAATCCGACGACGGCGTTGATGGATGGGATCGTTAAATTCCATGTGAAATTTACTCCATACTCTCCGGCGCGAGATATAGAGTTTATTATGGAATATAACCCCGACTATTTATTGAATCTGTTTGGCTCAGCTAATTAACAGGGGGTTGTTTTGAGTAATCAAATTCCAGAACGTTTAATTAACTTCACCGTTTATGGTGAAGGTAGCCGTATTATTGGCATAGCTGATGCTAAATTACCGTCCATTGAAATGATGACAGAAACAGTTTCAGGTGCCGGAATTGCAGGTGAAATTGAAACCGGGACGCTCGGACACTTCAAATCAATGAGTGTTTCGCTGAAATGGCGAACATTAACAGCTGATGGTACAAACCTGTTTCTTTCTTCATCGCATCAGGTGGATTTCAGGGGGAGTCAGCAGGTCTACGATGCGGGAACCGGTAAATATAAAACCGTACCAATCCGCGCTTCAATGAAGCTGAATCCTAAGAAATTAGATCTTGGTTCGTTACAGGTATCAAAAGCGACTGATACTGAAAATGAATTTGAGGTTCTGTATCTCAAATTATTTATTAACGGAAAGGAAGTTCTTGAAATAGATAAGTTGAACTATATCTGCATCTTTAATGGCGAAGATATCCTTCAGACTGTTCGTGATGATTTAGGGCTCTAAGGGGATAAGATGGAAATTATTGAATTAAGTAAAGAGTATCGTTTTGAAGATTATGAACCAACGTCAAAAATAGTTCTTAACCTGGACGAGTTGAAGGGGGCGGATATTTTAGAAGTGACTGACGTATTACAGGCTCAGGGGCATGTTTCTGCTTCAGCTGCATTAGATAATAAAGTCCAGGCTGCGTTAGCTGCTCGCTGTCTGGATCGTCCGGTTGAGTATATTAACGGCTTGCCAGCGCGTGACTTCGTGAAAATCTGCCAGAGGGTACAAAGTTTTTTGCTGGCGTAGGGTTCGATCCACGCACCCCAATGGATAAGCAAGTCATGAGGGCCGCTCGTTCCCTCTCTCAATCAGAACAATTCACACCGATTTCATACTGGCTCTCGCTTCGGCTGAGTCGCCTTATCGCCTGGATTGAGCTGTTTAATGAGGATAATAAATAATGGCCAGCAATAAGAACTTTCAGCTGGCTTTTGAAATAGGCGGCAAAGTTGCCGCCTCTCTCCCAAAGAGTTTTAACGTTGCTCATCAGGCAGTGGCGAAACTTAACTCTGAGTTAACCGATCTCAGAAAAGACCAGGGCGAGGTTCAAAAGCTTCAGGCGATGAAAGCCAGGGTTGGGCAGACGGCGCTTGAATACCATAAAGCGGCCGCTCGCGTGGAAGAGCTGCAGCGGCAGATAAGTAATACCGAGAACCCAACCCGGGCGATGATCCGGGAGTTTGAAAGGGCAAAAACTCAGTCATCAAATTTACGCACATCGTTACGTTCACAGCGTGACGAACTCGCTTCGCTGAAAAACGCCTACGGTGGGGCTGATACATCAGCTAAGGGGCTGACAGCTCGTGAAAAAGAGCTGAAACTCAGCATTGATCGAAATCGTGAAGCTCAGTCTCGCAGCGTAGAGCAGGTAATCCGCTATAAAACAGCACTGGCTCAGGCCAGGACTACTATTCTGGATGCAAAACGGGCTCAGGATGAACTCAACCGTTCGCTGGAGAAACGCCGCGAGCTGAAAATGGAACAGCTCGGAGAAGCCAAAGGCCAGTTAGTCAGATCCGGTGTACAGACTACAGCTGTAGCTGCCGGGGTATTTGCTGCGGCCAATAACACGGCTAATTTTAACCGTGAGAACAAAATGATCGGCCTGACAGCAGATATGAAGCCAGCTGAGGTTCAGGCTATGGGCCAGGCGATGCTTGTCACCGGGGCTGCGACAAACCAGTTTGCGTCTGATATTCAGGCGGCTCAGGGCTTCCTGGTTGCAGCTGGTCAGGATTACAAAGAAGCTCAGGCTAACCTTCTGACAATAGGGCGTACTGCGACTGCAACCGGCTCAGACATACTCGATGTTTCCAAAGCATCCTTTACACTCAGCGATGCTCTTAAAATCGATCCCTCTCAAATGAAAACAGCTATGGGGATTCTGGTTCAGGCGGGTAAAGAGGGGAACTTCGAATTTAAGGATATGGCCAAAAATCTTCCTGTTCTTGGCGCCCAGTTCCAGGCCTTGAAAATGGGAGGGAATGAGGCTGCAGCAACAATGGGGGCTGCACTACAGATAGCCCGTAAGGGGGCATCAACCTCTGATGAAGCCGCCAACAACATGAATAACTTTATGGCGAAAATCCTTTCGCCTGAAACGCTGAAGAAGGCTCAAAAGAACTTTGGCGTTGATATGTACAAAATCGTTACTTCCGCACAAAAGAAAGGACAGAACCCGTTTGAAGCGGCAATGAAGTCTGTCATCAAAATGACCAAAAATGGCGATCAGAAATTACTGGGTGAGCTTTTTGGTGATATGCAGGTGCAGAACTTTGTCCGGCCAATGATCCAGAACTGGGAAGAATACCGACGGATTAAGGAAACCTCTCTTGGTGCTGGTGGTGCTGTTGTTGATCGCGATTTTGCGAATATCACCAAAGATAATGCGGAGCGTTTAAAGCAGCTCCGCATTCAGGCCAGTAATGCCGCACTGAGCTTTGGCCAGGCACTACAACCAGCATTAAACGCGGCGCTTGGTGTCCTGGTGCCATTGCTTACTAAAGTCAGTGAGTTTGTCGCAAATAACCCCAATCTGGTATCGCAGATTGTATTGACGGCCGGGGCGTTACTGACAATGAGAACCGCAGTTATTGCCTGTCGTGTGGCGATGCTGGCGCTGTCTGTAGCAACAAAAATGACTCCTTTTGGCTGGATACAGCTGGCTATATCAGCTCTCGTTGCGGCCGGGATTTTGCTCTATCAGAACTGGGACAAGATCAAGGCCTGTGCGGTAAAGGTGTGGCCAACAATCAGGGAATATGGCGTTAAGGCTCTTGAAGGACTGAAATTTGTATTCATGAATTTTACGCCTGTTGGCTGGCTGGTACAGGCCTTCAAAGCGGGGGCTGACATACTTAACACCATCAACTGGCGCGACTCAGGGGCTAAAATTATTGAAACCCTGATCACCGGTATTAAATCGAAAGCCAATGCTCTGGTTGATGAGGTGAAGGGTATTTTTGCGACCGTTCGTGAGTACCTGCCATTTTCTGACGCAAAGCGCGGGCCATTCTCTCAACTGACTAAATCCGGTGGCGCAATAATGGCCACGCTGGCCTCTGGAGTTAACGGGAGTAACAGCCTCCAGACTGCAATTTCAGGTAAGTTCGGGCAGACCCGCTTTTCTCCTCATGGAATATCAGTTGCAGGAGGCCTGTCATCTCGCTCGGGAGCCTCCGGGGGCGCCGTCATACCACCTGGTGGGATTACATACGCACCAGTGATTAATCTTCCCCCTGGTTCACCAAAGGAAACAGAAGCGGCTGTACAGAGGGCGCTGGACGCGGGTTACTCAGATTTTGAGAAGAAAATGAGCGCCCACCTTTTTCAGAGTCGGAGGTTAAGCTTTGGATAATTACAGGACCATACAGGGCGATGCCTGGGACAGCATTGCCGCCAGACTATATGGAAATGAATATCTGTCTTATCTGCTTGTTGATGCCAACCCAAAGCACCGTTTAACGGTGCTTTTTTCTGCCGGAGTCATCCTGACTGTTCCTGATGCACCTGCAAAGCCGGCAACCGTGAATAACCTGCCACCGTGGAAGCGAAACAGTGTTACGTAAAACTCTTTTTGACGTGATTTACCAGAATATGGATATCACGGCTGACATGCAGCCTGACATTCTCTCAATATCGTATACCGATAATGAGGACGGCCAGGTTGATGACATCGCTATTACGCTGAAGAACGACGACGGGAAATGGTCTGGCGACTGGTCACCTGAAAAAGGGGACTTTATTCGTCTTGTCTTTAAGCCATTCAATCAGATAGCGCTGGAGTGTGGCAGTTTTCAGGTTGATGGTATCACATCGTCTGGCCCTCCTTCTGTTGTTGAGGTTAGCGCGGTATCTGTACCCGTAGCCGCTGGTGTACGCCGTGATTTGAAAAGTAACGCCTGGGAGAAAACTACGCTCAGGGATATAGCTACATCAATAGCGAAGCTGGCCAACCTTGAGCTGATGTTTCTTATCGATGAGGGCAGCAATCCATATTACGAACGTGAAGACCAGATGGAGGAAAGCGACTTAAAGTTTCTCCATCGTCTTTGTCAGGATGAAGGCGTGTCCTTAAAAGTTACGGATAGTCAGCTTGTGATATTTGCTCAGGAAATGTTTGAGGAAAAAGAGCCAATAGCAACCCTGACGCTGGGTGTTGATGAAATTATTCGTTATTCCTTCAGTGCTCAATCTTCTGATTTGTATAAGAGCTGCACCTGCAAATATCGGGTACCTAAAAAAAGAAAATCACTGGCGTATACCTGGGAAGATCCTTCTGTTGAAGATGGCGCCAACCTCAAAATCAGAAAACTGGTCGCAAACCTCGATGAGGCGAAGCGTAAAGCGAAAGCGGCGTTGAGATTAAAAAACAGATATCAGAATACTGGTTCTTTGGTGTTGCCTGGTGATACCCGACTTATTGCAGGCGTCACGCTCAATTTAGCCGGGTTTGGTAAATTTTCTGGTAAGTATCTGGTTTCAAAAGCAACTCATGCCATTAGTAACGGTGGGTATACCACATCGGCAGATATTCGTAGAGTCATTGAAGGATACTGAATGAACGATTTAGAAACATTGATTCGCCAGCTTATCCGGGTTGGTGTGGTGTCTGATATTGATGAAAAAGGAGTGACGGCCAGAGTCACTTTTGATGATCAGGACAATGTGACCTCAGCCAGTTTGCAGGTCATTGTGAAAAATACGGATGAGAATGCTGATTACTGGATGCCTGATGTTGGTGAGCAGGTTTTATGCCTGTTTTTTCCCGTTGGACCGCAGCAGGGTTTTATCCTTGGCAGCTTTTACGATGAAACGCATACCCCTCCTGCAAACACCGTAAACAAGCGCGTTATCAGATTCAGGAACGGAACCCGTATTGAGAATGACAGGGAATCAAATTCATTGCTGGTTGATGCTGTTGGTGATGTGACGGTTAAAGCCACAGGAACCGTCACGATTGATGCGCCGGAAACCATCATAACGGGTAATGCCACAGTGAAAGGTCTGCTTACCTATCTTGGTGGCCTGAAAGGTAGCTCTGAAGGTGGAACTGCTGCGGATATTCAGGGTGAGATTAAGGTTACGAGTGGGGATGTAGTGGTGGACGGTATTGGTGTTAAAAAACACCACCATGACACACAAGGGGAATATGCCCCTACATCGGAGGCAAAAGCGTGATTGTTGGCATGTATGGATCAATGCCGTTTGTGGCGTCGTCAATGGTGGTGAATACGTTCGCCAATTTTAAACGTACATCAAAACGCCGCCTGGCCCGACATGAAGTTATCGGCCTCAAACCGGTTCTGGAAGATATTGGGCCGGATCTCGATGAAGTGAGTTTTACCATGCGCCTTGATACAACGCTTGGTGTAGTGCCGCTGGCTGCGTTGTCATTACTGCGATTTATGCATAATGCACAGGAGGTTAACCCGGTTGTCATTGGTATCCAGTATTTCGGAAATTTTGTGATTTCTGACATTGATGAAGGCTGGACGTATCTGGGTCCGACAGGAAACCCCCGGGTGATTAATGTGGGTATCAAACTACTGGAGTCGGGTCAGGCCTCGCTCGCCGAAGCGTTGGTAGATATTGCGGGTGATGTTGAATCTAAAACTAAAGGTGCATTAGGAAAATTATTATGAGCAAAGACACCTGGCCAGTATCAGCGACTTCGTATCGTATTAACTGGGCGCCACAAACTGTTGTTGAAGAAGTTCTGCAGAATGTCTCGACAATTCTGGCCACTCAGACTGGTACGGTCCCCTATTCACGAAAACTGGGGGTCACGTCCGGTCTGGTGGATAGCCAGACACCTGTTTTTATTGCTATGGCCACGCGAGAGATTATTCAGAAAGTCAGTGAGTTTGAACCTCGTGCGATTATCCATTCAGTCAGTTTTGACAAGGCGAATGCTTCAGATGGCGTTATACGGCCGAAACTGGTTATAGGAGTCAAAAGATGAATTTACCTCGAGGGGGGTTGCCTGATATTACCTTTGCGGACTCTGATCCTTCACAAATCGTTACCCGGGCTATAAGAGGATTCGAGGCAATCACAGGTGAAACACTGGCGCCAGCAGATCCGCGGCGCCTTTTTATTCAGTCGCTGTGCTCAGTGATTGTTCAGCAGCGCAAGGCTATTGATTATTCAGCAAAGCAAAACCTGCTGTCATATGCTACAGAAGGTAGTCTCGATCATCTTGGTTATATGACAGATACTCCAAGGCTTGAGGCTCAGTCGGCCCTCACTACGTTTGAATTCAGGCTATCAACAGTATTGACGGGAGCTTATACCATCCCGGCAGGTACACAGATTACGACCGGGAATAATGTTATTTTTCAGACTGATGTTTTAACAGAAATCCCGCCTGGTTCACTGAGTGGGACAGTCTCAGGACATGCTCTGGTGCCTGGTGTTTCAGGTAATGGTTTTTTACCCGGCCAGATTAATGCACTGATAACGCCTCTCCCCTATGTGGCCAGCGTCAGTAATCTGACGGAATCGAATTCTGGAGCTGATCAAGAGGATGATGATAACTATGCTGAGCGCATTCAGCTGTCACCGGAAAAACTTTCGACGGCAGGGCCCGAGGATTCCTATAAATACTGGACAAGAACCGCTAACCAGAACATCAAAGATGTGAATGTTTATACGCCTGCGGCCGGAACTGTTGAGATTCGTTGTCTGCTTAAGAACGGTGACATTCCATCTGATGAGCTTCTGGAACAGATAGGTAATGTTCTTTCCGCCACTAATATCAGACCGTTTACTGATCATGTGATACCCAAAAAGCCAGACAAGGTTGATTATGATATTTCGATAAAATATTGGATAAGTACAGATGATAAAAGCAGGGCTACTTTAATTCAAAGTGAAGTCAATAAGGCACTTGAAGAATATAAGTTGTGGCAGCGTTCTGTTATGGGGCGAGATATTAACCCTGATGAAATAATATCGAGATTTAAAAATGCAGGGGCTAAACGCCTTGAAATAACCAGTCCGGTATTTACTGTAATTAGTGAAATTCAGGCGGCAAGAGAAAGAAATATAGAATGTACATATGAAGGGTTAGAAGATGGTTGATATCTCAGACATTAGTTTGCTGGATGTATTACCTCAGAATTTAGCTCAAAACCCTGATGTGATAGCTATGTCAAAAGCTATCGATGACGAACTACATGCAATTAATAATTTAATCCCTAAAACCACTATATATGGGCTAATTGATGGTCTTGAATCTGCGGTTCTCGACCATCTTGCATGGCAGTGGAACTCTGACACGTGGCGGGATAACTGGCCTGTTTCTCTAAAACGCTCAGTTTTTAAATCCATTATCAGGACTAAGCGCATAAAAGGGACCAGAGCGGCCGTTGAAGACGTTGTCAGCAGTCTTGGCGGTGTCGTTGATATCAAGGAGTGGTTCGAACAGTCGCCTCGTGGAGAACCATACACGGCTTCTATTGTTGCTTCAATTAACTCCTTTGATGGTGCTGTACCTTCGAAGGAGATGCTTGATGATGTAATAAGGAGCATAAAATACGCTAAGTCAGCCAGAACATTATATTCATTCTCACAGGCGGCTAATATTTCAGGCGGTATTAGTATTGCTGGTGGTCTTCAATCTGTATCGTATGTTCGGTTGACCGGAGAGGGTTAATAATTACCTTCTTAAATATTTATCTTTTCTAAAATTATTTAGTGACGGACTAAAATGGATAAATTAATATTCACAATAACTGACGCCGGGCGTCAGGCAATTATTAATGCCTCGAATACCGGGACCGAGAAGGTTGAAATAAAATCAGTTGGAATAGGTTCCAGTTATTATATTACCTCACCTGAACAAACTGATATTCATGATGAAATTAAACGAATAACTAGTATCGGTGGGGCGGTGATATCACCTGATACAATTCATGTATCAGCTAAAGATGACTCTCCTGATGAGTATGTTGTGCACACAGTTGGATTGTATACGGATAAAAATATACTCTTTGCCGTTTACTCCAGACGAATGCCGATAATTAATAAATCATCAGCAACCGTTATGTTGATTTCCAGTGATATTACGTTTAAGTCTCTGGATACAGCAAATATCACATTTGGGGATGTTGTATTTATTAACCCTCCGGCATCAGAAAGCGTTGTTGGGGTTTCCCGATTTGCGACCGCTGAAGAGGTTGAGGAAGGTCTGGACCCTGCTATTGCTGTCTCGGCGAAGCGCCTGAAAGGTGAGCTGGATAAGAAAGCAAATTTAGATAGCCCAAACCTTACAGGAACGCCTACAGCGCCAACGACCGCTGAATCTGATAATTCACAAAAGATAGCGACTACCGCGTTTATAAAACAGGTTCTGCTTGCTTACGCTAAGCTTGCCAGCCCTAATTTCACAGGGAAACCTACAGCTCCAACTGCTGATCAGAGTTCTAATGACACCCAACTTGCAACAACGGCATTTGTCAGATCGGCTATTGCAGCTCTTGTCGACTCATCTCCAGGGGCGCTGGATACTCTTAATGAGCTGGCTGCAGCGTTAGGTGATGACCCTAACTTTGCAACCACAATGACCAATGCATTAGCGGGTAAGCAGCCCCTTGATGGTACATTGACGAATCTGAGTGGAAAGGATGTTCCCGCGCTTCTCCAATACCTTGGTTTAGGCGAAACGATAAATCTGGCTGCGGGCGCACTGCAAAAAGACCAGAACGGCGCCGACATTCCGGACAAAAAACAATTTGCGAGAACTATCGGCGCGGTAACGTCGAATACCATTACACTTGGTGAATCAGGCTGGTTCAAAATCTCCACGGTTGTAATGCCGCAGGCTACATCAACTGCGGTGATTAAACTGTACGGTGGGGCGGGGTTTAACGCTGGTTCATCTGAACAAGGGGCAATCAGTGAACTGGTACTGCGTGCCGGTAATGGTTCACCTGCTGGAATAACTGCCACGTTGTGGAGACGCTCGCCTGCTGCGGCTAACGAGGTCGCATGGGTTAATACATCAGGCGACACCTACGATATTTATATTAATATCGGCCAGTATGCGTACTGGTTAATTGCGCAATATGACTACACCGGTAATGCAAATGTCACGTTGCACAGTACGCCTGAATATTCATCAGTACAGCCGGGAAACTCAACCAGCGGTCAGACATATACAATTTACAGTAGTCTGATGAAACCAACAGCCGGTGATGTGGGTGCATTGCCGATTACAGGGGGGCAGCTTAACGGCCCGCTGGGTATTGGTACTGACAATGCACTGGGCGGTAATTCGATTGTGCTCGGTGATAATGACACTGGTTTTAAACAGAACGGCGATGGCGTGCTTGATGTTTACTCGAACTACACACATGTATTACGTATCATCGGTAATCTTGTGGAAAGCATGGTTCCCCTGAAAGTAAACGGGAATGCTGTAGCTACAGGCGAAGTGCTGGCAGGAAATGGCTCATCGCGCATGACTAATAACGGCGACATCTTTGGTTCTGTCTGGGGGAATAACTGGCTGAGTCTGTGGATTAATAATAATTTCGTCGCAGATGTTCAGTTAGGGGCTGGCACATCAGTGACTACCTGGAACAATGCAGGGTCATGGCCTAACACTCCCGGATATGTAGTTACCTCCGTCTGGAAAGATTATCAAGGCGAAAATATTGATGGTATTGCTTATGCGCCTTTGCAAAAACGAGTCGGGAGTCAGTGGTATACCGTACAAGGGGGAACACCATAATGAAAAAATATCAGAATATCAAAAATTTCAGACTGATTGACGCGCCTGTAAACAGGGGTAAAACTCAGGCCGAAATAAATATAGGTGCATATTTTCTGGAGTCGGACGACGGACAGGACTGGTATGAGTGTCAGTCATTATTTTCTGATGATACTGCAAAAATAATGTACGACCATGAAGGGGTTATCTGGGGTGTTGTTAATAAGCCAGTCCCGCAACGTGGCAACACATATTCTGTATCAATGTTGTGGCCGGTTAATATGTCTGTTGCGGAAATAGACGCTGCTGATTGTCCTGATGATTGCCGTGGTGATGGCTCATGGCTGTACAGGGATGGTAAAGTTTTACCCGTTCCGGTGGATTATCAGGCTAAGGCCGAAACCACCCGACAGAAATTACTTAACGATGCAGACAATGCCATTAAGGACTGGCGCACAGAATTAACGCTGGGGATTATCAGTGATGAAAATAAAGCGACCTTAATTCTGTGGATGAATTATATCAATGGGGAGTGTTAGAAATTCTGTGTCATTCCAGTAATATACAATCAAAAAGGAATGACACATGTCCCAGCCCTTCGATTTCGATAAAGCGCTTAAGGC